ATACGCAAGTCGGCGATTACCTCGTTCAGAGGAATGCGGTCTGGTTCATTGCTTCCCAGGAGCCGCTATTGCCCGTGCTGTGCGTGCGCACGAACTGCGTCGTGTCAATCTACCGGCCGGAATGCGAAAGTTACGCAGGCGCTGATGGCTATGGGGGCATTGTGCCAGACGGGCTGGTTCCGGTAGTGGATGGCTGGCCTGCTAGCGTCCTGGGGACCAGTGAGGGGGGGCGATCGGCAGCGGAATTGCCTAGTGACAAAGGTGTCTCTCAGTGGATAGTGATATTGCCCAGGTCGGCGGGGGTAATGCTGCAACCGGCCGACCTAATGCGGGATGATCTTGGTCGCGGTGGGATTGTAAGTTCTGCGGAGCGATCGGATCTTGGCTGGCGACTTCTGGTGAAGCAAGCGGTTGCGTAGATGGCGGATCTATCGGATGTGGAAGCCGCCCTGGTATCCACAGTTACAGATGCCCTCTATCCCAATGGAAGTGCGTTGCCATCGGTTCTTGGTGTACCATGCCGCATTTACCGAGGTTTGCCTCTAGCGACTGCTCTAACAAATGACCTAAAAAAGGGCACAGTCAACATAACGATATTTCCGGATGCGGAGCCCGGGCGACTGACCACGCGGTATAACGACGGGTTGCGGGGATCAAGCGCTGCGGTGACTTTAACGGCTAGCATCGCAGGTAATGCTGTTAGCTTCGGCGGTCAGGCAAACCCGGGCCAGATAGCCGGGCTGCTGGTCGATGGACAGACCTACATTTATTGTACTCAGTCGGGTGATACACCAGCGACGGTTGCAGCGAATCTGGCAGAGTCTGCGCGAGCGCAACTGATTGTTACGCTCTCTGGCGCTACACTCACAGTACCGACTGCGGGGAAGCTCTCAGTTCGCATGGTTGCCAGCGCCAGTTTTCAGCAGGAAGTACGGCGGCAAGAACGCTCATTCCACATAGTAGGTTGGTGCCCATCACCGCGGAGTCGCGATCAGACCGCAATAGCTATCGATCAGGCATTCGCCGGAATGACATTTATTATCTTTCCAGATGGAACGTCCGGGCGTATTTTGTATAAGGGCACGACAGTGGCCGACCGTGGCGAAGATGTATTGCTATATCGACGCGATTTAATTTTCGACGTAGAATACCCCACTATTATCTCAAGCAGACTCCCGGAAATGCTGTTCGGCGACCTCACGTTGAACTCCGTGCCGCTGGTGGTATGACTTACAACATCAATAGACATTTGGAGAGCTGATGAGCATCCGTTTGGTAGTGGTGAGGCCATTTGCCGGTTTTGCGCGAGGGGATATCGTCGCCGATCCGGTACGCATCTCGCAAATTCTTAAAAGTGAGAATGCGCACTGCGTGGTGCGCGTCAGCTCAAATACGCCGGAGAAGTAAGCGATGCCTATTGTCCAGCAGGGGAGCATCAATACGACGGCATTGGTGGTGCCTGACTTGTATGTTCAGATTGTACCGCCACAGAACTTGGTATTAAATGGGGTTCCAACAGATGTAGTTGGTGTTGTCGGAACAGCATCATGGGGTCCAGTCGGTCAGCCGGTCATTGTGGCCACGATGGCTGACTATGCGCAGGCTTTCGGCCCGATTATGGCGCAGAAGTATGATATGGGCACCCAGGTCGCGACGGCCGTTCAGCAGGGTGCGCAGAACTTCCGATGCGTTAGGGTTACCGATGGAACTGATACAGCAGCAACAACGAGCGTTACAGGGACGACGGTTAGCTTCACAGCATTATACACTGGTTCTTTCGGCAATCAGATAGTAATATCATTGGACAACGGATCTCGTACTGGTACATGGCGGCTGACCGTTTCACTTCCTGGATTGCAGCCGGAAATTTTCGACAACGTTGGCGGCACTGGAGCGGCCTTTTGGACTGCGATGGCGGTTGCAGTAAATCAGGGACAGAGTACCCAGCGAGGACCATCTCAGCTCATCACTGCGAATTCTGGTGGGGCGACCGCGGCAGTTTCCGCGTTCAGTATTACTCTTGGCTCCGGAGTGCCTGGAACAGATGGAGTGCAGGGCGTATCGGCGGCACAGTTGGTGGGATCCGATGCGCTACCACGGCAAGGAATGTACGCGCTGAGAGGGCAGGGTTGCGGTCTTGCACTGCTGGCGGATGCGGATGACTCCACGCAGTGGACGACGCAGGCCGGGTTTGGGCTGGAGGAGGGGATCTATATGATCCTAACCGGGCCGAGTGGCGACAGCATCCAGAACGCGGTTGCTGTAAAGGCGCAGGCGGGACTGGACAGCTATTCAGCCAAGTTAATGTTTGGCGACTGGATCTGGTGGTCCGACCAAGTGAATAACACCCTTAGGCTGGTTTCTCCGCAAGGGTTTGTCGCGGGGCGACTTGCCAATTTGTCACCAGAGCAGTCGAGCTTGAACAAGCCACTGTATGGTGTGATCGGAAGTCAGAAATCGGGTTCGCCTGCCTCGGGTCAGAACACATCATATTCCTCGGCGGATCTAGCTGCGCTGCTGAGCGCGGGGATCGACGTAATTAGCAATCCTCAGCCGGGCGGATCATACTGGGGGGTCAGAGGGGGGCATAACTCTTCCTCTGATGCAGCAACGAATGGCGACAACTACACCAGGTTAACGAACTACATCGCCGCAACCTTATCGGCTGGGATGGGGACTTATGTTGGGCAGGTGATAAATCTCGATCTGTTCCGACAAATACGGGCTACGCTTCTAAGCTTTCTACAGAATATGATGAATCAGAATCTACTTGGAAGCTTGGATGGTAGCCTGCCGTTCAGCGTGATCTGCGATGGGAGCAACAATCCCCTAAGCCGTACCAGTCTTGGATACGTTCAGGCGGATGTGCAGGTGCAGTATCAGGGCATAAATGAGAAATTCATCGTCAACCTTGAGGGTGGACAGACCGTGCAGGTGTCGCAGCAGACTCTTCCAGGCGGGCAGCCTGCCGCCATAGCCTCTTAGGAGCTGTAGGATGTCGTACACAAGCTTTTCCATAGGTCGCGACACCCAGTTGGTGGTAATTGGCCCGAGTGGTCGCGTTGATCTGACGCATGTCACGGGGTTTGAGGCACGTCAAATTACCCACTCGGTCAGGGTCAACCGCCTCGATGGGACGACGCTTGGCACTGAACTGCCGAAGGGATGGGAAGGGGTGTTCGAGGTGGAGCGTGGCAGCTCGGTGGTGGATGACTTTATCGCTTCCGCAGAGCAGCAGTATTTTAACGGATCGGTGTCGACTCCTTCTACCATGTATCAATACGTGAACGAGACCGACGGCTCTGTTTCCACCTATGAGTATGACACAGTTACTTTCAAGCTGGCCAGTGCTGGGCAGTGGAAGGGAGATGGTTCGGTAAAGCAGAGGCTAGAATTCTTTGCGGCGCGCCGGAGACGCATCTGATGACGGCATCGACTACGGTTCTTCACGCTGCAGCGGCTTCCGAGACTGTAGTGGATACGGAAGGTCGCCGAATCTCGGTTCAGAAGTTGACGGCATTGGATAAGTTGCGGCTCTTCAAGGCAGCCGGTCCAGTGCTTGCGCATAACGAACCTTGGCTAGGCATGGCGATATTAGCTTGCTCGGTTACTGCTATTAATGACATTCCTGTGCCGATGCCAGCTAGCGAGCAACAGATCGAGGGTTTAGTGGCTCGTTTAGGTGATGCAGGATTATCGGCCATTTCGAAGTCGACGTTCTTTGCGGATCCAGACTCATCTGCACTAGTGGAGGCGGCGGGAAACTAAGCAGGCACCCCGACCTGATTGATTGCCTTTACCTGGTCAGGAACGGGGTGCCTTTCGACGTTGCTTTCGCTTTGCCGGACGAATGGCGCTTGGGATTTGTCGTCGCATTGGGTACGCTTGACGGTCTGGATTTTGACTGGTCAACGCTTCGCTGGAGAGAGATGCGGTGAGTTCGCCGCCTCAGGTTTCTTCGCCGCTTTGGTCGCCAGGGACGCGGCTGCGGGGCGAGTGGGCTTTATATAGGTCTAATGCCTCAGTGCACCTTG